TTACAAGTTCCATTTCAACTATGCGGATTTGACGAGTATGGAACGGAAGATGCGTCGCATCATTCCGTTCTGGACCTGGCAGAAGAATGTGGTGCCGATTCTGGTGGAGAGCCTGGGGAAGCATCCGTATGCGTGGGGCCGGTTGCAGCAGGTGAAGGGCAACCTGGAACTCCAGTCGAAGGAGGAGGGGGTGGTGCCGGATTATTTCCTGGAGAACATGGCTATCCGGTTGCCGTGGAAGATCAACGATTATCAGTCGTATTGGATTCCTGATTTGCCGTTCCGTGATCTGAACCGTTTGATGAAGGAGCCGGGGTCGATCACGCGGGTGTTTGCTGAGTCGGCTGCGCCGCCGGTGAAGGTGCCGTTGGAGATTTGGGCGGGGAAGCAGTTCTTTGCTGATCTGCCGTTCAGCGGCAGGTATCAGCAGGTGCCTCATGTGTACGCCAAGTTCCCGTTTCTTATGGATGCGTTGAGTTTGGCGGGGAAGGCGAAGAAGGATAAGAAGGGGGAGTATAAGATGCGGGATCAGGATTTGTATATGATGGATAGTTGGATGCCGTTCTTGTCGAGGTTCCGTAGGTTGTTGCCGAATGAGAGCCGTTATTCGCGGCGTGTTGCGTCGACTGTGGTGTCTACGGTGTTTGGTACGCAGGTGCGGGTCAATGATCCGCATGAGACTCGTAATCAGATCATTAGGAATGATCGGGCGTTTGATGAGAAGATGCGCGATTTGATTGATATTGAAATGAGGGTTCGATGAAGCCGTTGTCGCAGACGCGGGGGGTTGTGTCGCGGGTTGAGTGGGGGGCGCGTAAGCCGGCGAAGCCGTTTCGTGCGTTGCGTCCTGGGCGTGTGAAGGGTGTGGTGTTGCATCACAGCGGTGTGAAGGATGGGCCGTCGTCGGTTGCTGCGGTGAAGGCGTTCGAGTCGTACCATATGGATTCCCGTAAGTGGGATGGGATTGCTTACAACTGGTTGGTGGATGCGGCTGGTGCGGTGTTTGAGGGGCGTGGGCCTGGTGTGCGTGGTGCTGCTACGAAGGGGTGGAATGCCCGTTCGGAGTCGATCTGTTATACGGGGTGGGGGTATGAGCGGGTGCCGGATGTGGCGTTGAAGGCTATTCAGTCGGTTGTTGATGATGTGCAGTTCCGGTATGGGGGTTCGTTGTGGGTGCGGGGGCATCGGGATGTGTCGTCGTCGACTTGTCCTGGTGATTGGCTGTATGACTGGTTGACGGATGGTGCCCATGTTGAGCAGGGTCCGCCTTCCGATATTGATTGGGCGGGGATTGTGGCCTATCTGACGGCTCTCAGGGACCGTGTGGCGGCTGCACCCCTGTCGTGGCGCCAGCGGAGCCGTGGAGAGGCTGTGAGGGCCGCTCAGAGCCGTTTGAAGGGCCGTGGGTACGACCCTGGTCCTGTTGACGGGATCTATGGTAGGCGTACAGCCGGCGCTGTGAAACAGTTCGAGAAGGCTATGGGCTTCTTGAAGCCGAACGGTGTCCTTGACGGTGACACCTGGACGGCATTGTTCTTCGTGTAGAGGGACACCCCATCCATCTAATAGGAGGTACCCACATGCCGAAGGGCAAAGGTTACGACACATTCGAGAAGACGTTCGGATCGCAGGACGAACAGCCCTACGACTCGACATCGAGCGAGAACATGCACGCCATGAGCGGCAAGGCGAAGAAAGACGCCGCGTATCTCCGCAAGACGAAACTGGGGAACGCCAACAGTGGCGGCCGCCCCTTCGGGAAGTAGGACACCATGAGAGATGGTTCAACCCCCAAGAAGGTGAAGGCCAGCCAGGTGCTGGTCACCTCGGTGAAGACGGGTGGCGGTATCGGTACTGTCGGCTCACCATCGAAGGCCGGTGCCCGCAAGGCACTGTTCGACTGATGCCGAAGAAGCCTCGTCGCCCAAGTTACTGACATGCCCCTCAAGAAGGGGTCCAGCCAGAACGTAATCGGCCACAACATCGGTAAGTTGATTACCGAAGGGTACCCACGGGACCAGGCCGCCGCTATTGCCTACGATAAGGCAAACAGATCGAAGGGTTCAAAATGACCGACATGCTAGAGAGAGCAGCCTGGACGTTCGTTCAGGGATTCCTGGGAGTATTCCTTATCAGTGACCTGTCGACCGGCCGCGGAGCCGTCGTCGCCGGCACCGCCGCAGCACTATCCGTCATCAAGACGTACGCCAGGGATAAGATCGCGTAGTGGACGACCTTGATGCCAAATGGGGTGACTTCATGGCATCGAGTGGCGTCCAACTAGAAGAAGACATTCTGCGTTCCCTGCAAGAAAGCCGGCACATCCTCGACATGGAGGACGGCACCCACGCTTCCTGGCACAACAGTCGCCTCGGAACACTACTGGTGTTCCAACACGACGAAGCACTCAGCATGGTTGGCACCTGGCATGACGCAGACGGCGGCGACCTCATCGCCTTGTCTCGCATCCTCAGATGGGTGAACGGTTTCATGGACATGCTGGAACAATGCCTGATGCTCTACGATTCGTTCGAAGACGATTGACGGACAAGGCGTTTCTGAACAAGCGTCGACTCTGACAACTGTTCCTGTAGTTTCCGAATAATCCGGTCGCGTCTACGCGCCAACGTGGTCTTCGGTACACCCAGAACGCTGCCCACAAACCGCAAACTGAGCCGGACCGTCGTCAACATGAGGAAGATCCACTGGTCTTCGTCACTGAGGGAATCCACGGCATCAGCCAGGATCTCCCTCAACTCGTTCTGTTCGTCGATACTTTCTTCCGGCTCAGTGAACGGTGCGGCCCGCACCAAAGCATCGTAAAGAGTTTCGGGGCGCCGCTGCGACCACGGCCGGATCGTAGTCTGTGATTGACTGACCGGTCCTAATAGCAGATCCAGCATCTGCGGATCGGATGTCCATGCCCCCCGCTCCGCCCTACTCAATCGACGGTGCGTTCAGAAACTGCTCCCCGATGACCCTGGTGTTCTCCAGGTCGTAATGCGCCGGCTCACCCTTCGCCCACGCTTCGTCGTAATCGATCCAACCCAGAATGTCGACGACCCGAAACTCTGGAGGAACAGGTTGCACCACCCACAGGATCAACCCCTGTTCCAACTGGCGGCGGCGTACAGCCGCACTGGTGCTGGTCCGTACCCGACGCACCTCAATGTTGTGACCCACATCCGGCAGATGCCTGTAAGTCTTATGCTCCGACTTGTGCCACACATGCCCAGGCCAATACTGGTTCGTGATCTTCGCTACCGCTAGTTCCCCCACGCAGGCAGCAGCCTGCGCTGTGCGGTTGTCCTCCATGCGGTTCTTGTCATAATGGGTGGCGTCACGCTTACCCCAGTTCGCCACATACCGGCGTGCCCCAATGTTCAAAGCGTGTTCGTACTCCCACGGGTCCAGTTCGATCTGTATCGTCATGCCGCGACTCCCTTGTCGCGTGCCGTATCGAACACGGCGAGGCCCAGGTCCGGGTGGACGCAGTTGCGGAGCACCTGGAACGGACAATGGTTGCCGTCGTAGTAGACGTTGCCCTCGTAGTGGATGCCCAGCCAGTCCATGAGGTCTTGCTTGCCGACCTGCTTCTGGTTGATGAATCCCTTGGGCCGGGGCACATCCTCGACATGGGCGAGGTCGAGGTTCGTCCAGAACAGGTGGCGGCCCACCTTCTGGGCGGGGACCAAGACCTCGTAGTAGGGCTGGACGTTCTCCACCACCCACGGGGCCTTGGCGAAGTGCTGGAGGTAGATGACCTCCTCGTACAACGCCATGTCTGGGTAGCGGGGCGACCGGTTCTGTCCGGCCTTGACCATTCGTGAGTGTGATTGGCATGGAGGCGAACTCCAGACGAAGTCGAACTCGCCACTGTGGTCGAGCAGGTACTGGTGGGCGTCCCCGACGACCATGTCATCGTCGGGAAACAAGCCTGTGTAGACGGCGGCGATCTTGGGATCCCATTCGACGGCCGTGACCTCACAATCACGCCAATGCTTCCTGTTGCCCCCCACTCCCGCATATAGGTTGAGTACGCGCATTACTTCTTCTTCCCGACCAGGCGATGAACCTGACGGTCATCGTCATACGCCAAACCGTTCAGAGCATCCTCAACGAGTTTGAGGTAGTTGGAAACATCTCCCCGCAACGGAGACTTCTCCATCTCTATCGGAGTCAACGTGATCGTGACCCGGTCGTTGGAGAACGCGCACGCCAACGACACCGGCCCCTCAAACTTCGGCCCCTTGTACGCATCAGCGATCACCTGCTCGGCATCGACCGTTCCCTTCGGCGTGTAGGTGCGCCCCTTTCCGAAACGTGGCCGACCCTTCGCCTTCGGCCGGCCACGAACAGTGAACCGGTATGTCTCAGGATTAGGTGCCATTGGAATCCCCCAGGGTGTTGTTACGGGCATTCATCACAAGTTCCTCCAAGCGGCGGTCACGGTCATTACGGCCAACGAACTTTCCGACACGCTCATCGAGTTGACCTGTCAAATGCAGAACAGTGTGGTCACTGTAGTTCTGCCTAAATAGCGAACAAGCGAAAGAATACAGGGCGTTGGAACGATCCTCCCGAATGTCTCCATCCCAGATCCTGCGGGCAATGAACCCGAAGTCTGAATCACGGCGCGTTCTGACATGCTCCACCTGAGCGATGGGCTTCGAGTGACGCTCCTGGTACAACGCATGGATGGAACGGATCGCATGGCTACTCGCCCTCGACTCCCACGCCTGCTCCACAAACGCCTCCAACCGGTACGGGGTGTCATCATCGTCGATGATGACCTGCCGGCCAGGGTTCCCCATGTTCGGATACGGCAACAACAAACAGTTCCCGAACCCTTTCCCATCCAACGCCGTCTGCTTCGGGTAAACCTCCTTGGTGGGTACATCCAGCAGCCGGCACGCCCCCATCATCGCCTCGCGGCCAAACTCGGCAGTCAACGGCTGCCGCAGATACACCCACACATGGAAGCCCTTCGACCTGGACCGTTCAATCCAGCCACGAACATTGAACCGTTCCAACAACCGTTGCAGATTGCAGGCGTGAATGAAGTCAGGCTCACCCTCGTCCAGGTCAACAGCCAACCAGTTCACATACCATTCGGTAGTGCGCTGGTAATCCTTCCTGAACAACGGGTACACACCAATCGGGGGTTCCCCATCAAGGTGTTCCCTGATCGCATCCTCATACGGCTCACCAACCGCAGAGTAAGCCTCCCCCTTGGAATCAACCAACGGGCGAATACCATCGTAGTTGATGGCGATACGGCCGCCCTGGTGGAGCCGGGCGAACGTATCGACTACGTCAACCATCGGTCATCCGAAGGAATATCTGATTCGTAGTATTCACGCACAAGCCCGCAATGCGGATCCATGAAGTAATCCACAGGAGGATTGGTGGTATGGCACGGCGGCCGCTTGTTCTTACACAGATCCAACGAGATGGATACGGAATGGATGCGCTGCTGGTAATCGTCGAGTTTCGCCAGATCCCGTTTACGGAACACATTCAACTGGAGGATCGCATACTCGTCGGCGTTGAACTTGCCGTCGTCCATCCCCCTCGACGTACCCCTCGTTGAACTCTTGCCTGACTGGTGAACCAGACCGACAGGAAGGTTCTCCGTTTCAGCCCACTCCTTCACACCCTTCAACACCGACGACACACCCTCGTAACCAGACGCCGCCGGCAACTGCTCCAGGAAGTCGATCATCACGAAGCGGGGACGGATCTGCCAGAAGTCCTCACACTCCGACAGCGCCTCACTCATCTCATTGAACCGCATAGCCGACGGGAATATCTTGACCCGGTCCAGCATGTCCTTGGCGTCCTCGATGTGTTGCCTGTGGATCATGTCGCCGGCCTGGAGGGCTTCCTCCACATCAGCCAGGTTCTGGAGGTACAGCAAAGCGTACAGTTTGCTGATGACAAGAGTCTCCGGTTCATCCGGCGTGAAGATGACTGCCCGAAAGTTCGGATCCTCGTTCAGGTTCTTCGCTATAGCAGACAACAACACGGCAGACTTGCCGCTATGGGCACGACCCGTCACGACGAGAACGTCAGACGGCCACACGCCACGCATCTTGTTGTCGATGTCTCCTAACCCCAGGAAGAACCTGTCGTGGCTCCCCGCTGCGTATTCCACCCACTTGTCTACCGCCTTATGGCTAGGCTGAAAGTAACGGTAGTTGCGGCCAGACGGCTGAACATCGACACCATTCAATCGGGCATCGATGTCAGCCGCACTGAGCGCGACAGGTGAAGTATCCGTCACCTACCGGTTATTCGAGTAGGTGTATTGCTGGAGATCCGCCCTGCGGGACTCCCACACAAAGTCGACAGCGTCGGCCTGGGTCTGACCACCGGCCTGATCCCACACCTTCAACGGAACATTGCTGTCACCGTCGTTGACCCAGATGCCGACGTTGTTGGACACGTTCACCCCCATGTGGGTGAACGCCTCCTTCATCACGGAGAAGTTCGGGAAGTTCTTCCCGCTCTTGGAAACATCCGTGGAACCGTCAGCGTGTTCCTTCACCTCGAACACCTTGATGGTGCCGCCGTTGCCGTCCGACCACTCGTTCGGCTGGAATGCCAGCAGGTTCCAAGCAGCCTGCTTCTCGTCGGAGCCCTTGCCGACACAGAAGTCGACCCGTGGGTATATCTTCTGACCCACCTGGGCGCCACTGGGCGCCCCTGTTGCGGCCCTGGGGACCGGGGCGGCAGCCACCGACTGCTGGGTTGGACCCGGCGGAGGGGGCGGCGCAGGGGCAGCCTCAGCGGTCGCACCAGGAAACGCGGTAGTCAGCGTTTCCAGAGCGCAACGCTCCACCAGATCGTTGTGGACCGTTTCAACGGTAGCCAGGTACAGGTTGGCGTCACCGCTACCGGCGCAGACTTCACCTGCAACCTTTGCGGCAACCTGGGCAACAATGGAAGCATCTCTCCCACTCATAAATAACTCTCTCTCTCCCTTTACCAGGGTGTTGGGCCAAGGTGTTTCCCTCGGCATTCACCGGCCTGCCAGACGGGGCACCACTTTGGTGAGCAATGCCATCCCGCCCAGCGCAACGGCCAGACTTTCAGATCGGATTGTATAAGAGCGGCTGCTGACCAGCATAGATCCCGCAATGCTTCGGTATCGGGATCGTGTCGTTCGATCCTGATGGTATGAACCTTGCCCTTTACCAGACACACCAGATCGAAGTACGGCACACCCAGAGCGAAGCAGTAGACGCTGGCCTGGAGGTTCCACCGCTTCTGCTCCCACGGTTCATACGCCCGGCTCGGGTTCTTCCAGTCGACGATCAGATCATCCTGCACCCAGTCGGCGGTGCCGGTCAGCACTAAGCGTACGCCGTCACGTTCATCCAGAACGGTGCGGAACGTCTGCTCGACTCCGGTCGGAACCAACAGGTTCGGAAAGACTTCTTCATGCCAGGCAACAAGGTTCTTTCGGGCGACATCCACCACAGTTTCAAACTCATGTCGCCAAACTTCAACGGTGCCGGCAAGATCAGAAGCAATAGAATCCATGTATTCAGATGCTTCTTCAATGGAAACCCTGTTACCCGTGTGCATTAGTTCATTACCGCAATACTCGATAGCGGC